CTCCCATATAAAAAAGTCAGAGATAAATGGGAATGTCCTATCTGTATCAAAAATCAATTCACATACTTTGATGAAAAAGTAATTCCAAAAAAGAAAAACATACAACGCTCAATTGGTCTTGACCAAGCCACTCATATAACTGGCTATTCCATATTTGACGATGGTAGACTCGTCTATGCCGGGACATTTGAGGCGGCCGCGGAAGACGAAATTGAACGCGACATAGAAGTTAAAAACTGGCTTATTCAACTAATCCAAAATTGGAAGCCAGACCTTATCGGAATTGAAGGTATTCAACTTCAACAACTAAATAACAAAAACGTCGGAGTCACAACCTATCAAACCCTCGCGCGACTTCAAGGCATACTCATGGCAACCTGCGTAGAGCAAAAAATTGACTACGTTATAGTGCCGCCCGCTACGTGGCGTTCACACTGTGAAGTGAAGGGCCGCACACGTGCGGATAGAAAACGCTCAATGCAGACGAGAGTCAAAGAATGGTTTGATGTAACAGTTTCTGACGATATTGCCGATGCAATTGGTATAGGCAAATATATAAACGACAAACATAAGAAAAAGGTTGAGATATTCAACTGGGAATAATGGAGGATTAATAATGGTTAATGTAACAATGGACCAAATTATTGCTTTTAGAAATAATGGAGACTTCTTTGCGGGAACAACACTTCCACTTAAGGGGGCTTATAAGTTAAACAAAATCAAGAAAGCAGTAGAGAAAGAAGGCGAATTTTATACTGAAAAATTTCAAGAAATCGTTGATACCTATGCAAAACATGATGAAAATGGTCAGCTTGTATTTAGTGAAGATGGTAATCAAATCATGATTAAAGACGGAATGGTTGAGGAGTGCAATAAAGCTCTTGCAGACCTTCAAGAACTTGAGGTACAAATTGAAAACTATGGACTTGCTCTTGAAGATCTCGGCGATGATCTTGAATGTACACCAGAAGAACTTGAAGCGCTCATGCCATTCATGGAATAAAAGCAATAAAAAAGAGACCTTAATTGGTCTCTTTTTTTATTTATCTAAAGTTTCTTACTTGTGTAACATTTCTGTATCCAGAGTCTTTAACAATAATCTTTTTAACCTTTTCAGCAACCTTATCAACATCGTAATCATTACTTAAGTGGTCAACATTGATGTTAATTTCATATGTGGCATCACCGCCATATGAATTATCAACTGAATTAGTTGATGCAACAGCCTTACTTAATACATCACGAAGTGCCATAAAGTTTTTCGTATCAGTTGAATTAAGAACAAGTTCTGGTTTAGATGGTGTTCCATCAAGCCAGGCTGGTCCAGTAAAATCTGCAAGACCACCCTTTGCAAATTTACTCCATTTCTTAATGGCTTTTGCGAGATAAGAATCAGTAGACCATTTGGCCACTTCTTTTTTACTATAACCCGCTTTCTTCGCGGCCTTAACGGTCTCTTCCCAAGTTACTCCACCTTTACCGTCACCTTCAGCTAAATCTCTTGCAACTTGAGCCACATCATAGCCTGCAGCTTCACCTTTATTAACAGCATCAATAAAGATATCTTTATTAACTGTTTGCTTTTGATGTGCTGCATCAATTGCAGCTTGATAAGCATCAAGTTCAGGATTAGAAATCGGTTCTTCAATTTCAGGTTGATTGGCTTTTGCTTCTTCAGCGTCTTTAGCAGCTTTTAATTCTTCGGCCTCAGCAACCTTAGCATTAGTGCTTCCTATTACACCATCAGACTCACCAGTTAATTCGAGTTGAATTGTTGTAGGTACTTCAACATTATCAACAGATTCTTTAACTATATCTAATGCACTAACAATTTGAGACTCTTCAGTTGCTAAATCGTTTAATGCTTTCCGTACTACGCCTTGTTCTTGCTGATTAGTTGTTAAACCAGCAAACATTACTTCAAATTTTTTAATTAAATCTTGTTGTAGTATTTCTGGCTTCTTATCAAACTCATTAGCTGTTTTATAAGCTTCAAAAATTTCCTGTCTATATTTTTCCGGATCATTCATCCACTTATTTACTTCTGCAGCATTATTAACTGCACTAATTGTAGCTTCTTGTAAAGCAATTTGTTGTTCTCTTTGTTGTGCAGCAAGGTCTGCTTGTTGTTGTAAATTATCAAGTAATTGGTCTTCTAAGCTACGTTGATAAGTCTGTTGAGCATCGGCAATTTCTTTTTCTAATTGAGCAATTTCTACTTGATGGCCGCCTGCGGTATCTGCACGTAATGCCGCGAGACGTTGTTGTTTTTGAGATATATCTCGTTCAGTCTTACTATTGTCTTCTTGTTTTCTGCGCTGATCAAGTTTTCTTTTTACATCATCAAGTAAATTTTTCAGTGTATTACTTAAACTATCACTTAATTTTTTTAAATTATCAACCTCTTTCTTTTGTTGTTCATCACTAATCTGCCATAATTCTTCTGCATATCCAACCCATTGGTCTTGTAATGTCTCTAAAGAATTATTTAATTCAGTTATTTTATTAATAACAGTTTCATATTGATTATTTAATTCTTTATTAATATCTACAATTGATTTAACATAATCTTGAATAGCTTTAGCTTTTTCATCTCCAATAATTCCCGCGGTTCTTGCATCTTCAAACTTTTTAGTATCAAAATCTATATCTACCGTGCCATCTGAATATTGAAATACTTTCATAAATTGCCAAGCAGTAGCTTGAGCATCAATTAATTTTTCTAATTCTTCAGCATATTGTTCATATCCTTTTACTTGAGTGTCATTTAAAGAACCTGGATTATATACATTTTCTACTAATTTGTTTTGTACTTCATCTAATGTTTTTCTTTCATTTTCAATATTTAATAGATTTTGTAATTGTTCTTTATTAGCATTTAATAAATCTACTTGTGATTTAACATCTTCTCGTGTTTGAGTAATTTCAGTTGTAAATGTTTTTAATAAATCGGTAGTTATATCACTAGATTGAACGGTTCCATTAGACAATTGTGATTGTAATAGTTCTTGATATGATTTCGCTCGACTTATCTTGTTTTCAACTTGTTCAATTTGCTGAGTTATATTCCAAATTTTTGTAAGTTCATTTTCCCAAGCAAAGAATGTTTCATAAAGCTCTTCACCCATTTTTTCAAGAGCTTCTTGAGCTTTTTGAATTTCATCTTCTGCTTTATATTTCTTTGAAAGTCTATCATCAATTTCTTTATTAGCAGCATCTGCAATTGCTTTAGCTTTTTCTCTATTATCAACCTTATCAATTGCTTCTTGATCAATTACAAATGTACCATTTTCTTCTTTTATGTAAGCTGATAAATCAACAATTTCTTCTTTAGTTTTCTTTCCTTTTTTATAAGAAACTTTAACCGCACTACCAGCATTATTTTCATAAGCTTCTTTGTTAGCTTTAGTTAATTGTTTATTTACTGCTTTTTTGGCTTTTTTAGTTGTTGCATTTGCTACCGCTTCTTGTGCTTTTTGCTGTGCTTCTGTACCTAAATCTAATTCGGATAATTCTTTGGTAGCTTTTTCAAGCTGAGCTTCATAGTAACCAAGGGTTTCACCGATACTCTTTATATAGTCGTCTCCTCCACCGCCGCCAGATTCAAGTGATTCTCCAGTAGATTGAAGAGTTGCACGCATTTCTTTTAAATAGTTTTCAAATGCTTTTTGATTTTTATCTTGAATACGTTGAGATGCTTCGGTTTTACGGGCGATGTTTTCCCACCATACAGATACTTTTTTAACAGCATCTGCTGCTTCTTTTGCAGATTTGGTAACTTTTTTAGCTGCTTTTTGTACTGTTTTTGAAGTACCAGAAGAACTACTACCACTTCCAGTCCTAGTTGGTAATACACCATTTACAAAAGATCCTGCTGTTTTATGTTTTTCTTTTCCTCGACGCACAATCTCTTGAGATTGTCTGTGTGGATAAATTATAGTATCTTTTGGAAAAGAAGTAATTTCTGGTCCATTAGCTCCAAAAATTACAGAACGTTGTTCTGAAGGTATATATCCAACCTCAAATCCTTCTTCTCCAACAAGAGCCGTCATTGATTGGCCAGAAGATTTTTTATGATTTGATAAATTATATCCTCGTGCAGCGGCACCGAAAGAAAGGGTATGATGAGCAGGAATTGAATAATTTTGTCCTCGCTTCTTTTCTTCTTTATTAATTGTTAAAGTATGAGTCCAATTACCAACATAAGTAGGTGAAATTTTGATTTCTTTCTTTCCAGGTTTTTCTAAAGTAGCAACTTTTGTTTCAAAAGCACTTGCTTCAGCAGTGATTGGCATTACTGCTCCGCCCTCAGCGTTTGCTCGAGCTGTTTCAATTGCACTGTCATCTACCGTTATAGTATTGGTTCCTATATTCTGAACGTTGGTTTTAACATCAATTTGTGCTTCTGGACTTAACCCTTCTATTTCACCCTCTAAAGATTCCTTAACATCATTTGGATTAGCAATACTACCATCACAAATAATACCAACTGTAGCCTCAACCGTTTCTGCATTCTCACCGAATTGTGCCTGTATTAAATCATGAGCTCCTTGAGCATCACCACCAGCCATCTTTGCAGTAGCTTGCACAATAATTGATTTTGTTTCTTCTGTACCATCTCCAAATTCATTATTAATAGTATCTATTAAATCAGTAATTTTATCAGCATTATTTACATATGATTTTAATATGATAGATCTAATTTTTTTGCCATTTTCACCTGTTAAAACTTCAATGTTATTAACATATTCAATTAAATCTGCACCTGTTAATTGGGTTGTTATTACAAAAGGTTGTTGCAATAATTGTCGTATTGCGCCAATTTCAGAACCATAAACCCCTAATTGCGTCATGGCTCTAGTAAAAGCAGCGTCATCCATTAATGATAAATCTGTAGCGTGTAAAGCTATAAATTCATTCGTTAATTGCTGCATTGTTTCTGTTGATAAATTACCTTCTTCTTTTAGTTGTTGCAAAGCAACAATTCCAGCTTCAACGCCTTCTGTATTTAATACTTCTTGAGTTTCTTTAGCATGATCTTTAAGATATTGTTGATCGTTTTTATCAGTAATTTTTTCTAATACTGGTAAGCTATCTATAATTTGTTTATTAGCTTCTTCCCAACTTTTGCTTTCATCATCCAATGCATCTTTTAAACTTTGAGATGCTCGTTCTAATGCTTGATACTCTGCTGTGTCTTGTAAGCCACCTTCTCTTAATATATCCATGGTAGCTTCATAATCTCTTAATTGAGATTCTACACCTGCTCTCGCGGTATCTCTTTCAGTATTATTTTTGAAACCACCCTCTGGATTTAAGCTGCTTAAGTAGCTTTCTATAGTTGGATTCGAAGTTGCATCTCGAATATCTTGCTTCATTTGGTCTGTCATAATGCCCATTTGAGCAAGCATTGCGGTCGCGGCACTTGCAATGACTCCAGTATCACCAGCAATACCAGCAACAGTAGGATTTTCCGCGGCGTAAGCATGTTCTTGATAGGCTTGTTCTATATCCTTATCAGATATCGCACCATCAGCTAACTTTATACCATCCGCAGTTAAAATACGCTGTTGTTCTTCTAAACTAAACCCCATTTGAGTTAACGCCGCAACAGCACCATCTAATGTTTTATTTCTTCCTGTTAAACCTACATCTTCTAGAACCTTATCAAGTTTAAAAATACCATTTTTATCTTTAGAAGTTAAATTATCAACAGTTAAAAATTGAACATTTTGTTCTTTAGTTAAATCTTTTTTAGTTTTTTTGTAATCATCGCCATGAATACCTTGCTGTCTCGCTTCTGCCCTAAAAGCTGATTCAGAAGTATATAATGCAGTCTTTCCATTCTTACGGGATTGACCTATCATAGCTTGATTACTTTGTTCTAAAGAACGACGAATTTCTTTGTTATTACCAACATTAAAGGCTGCGAACTGACGGCTTTTATCAATCATTGCCGATAAAACACCTTCGGCAATGCCTAGTTCATCTGCCCAAGCCTTAATGTTTTCAACATTTTCAAAGTCAAATTCAAAGGCCCCATCTACAACTTGACCCATCTCTTGTATTTTACCATTGTTCCAGGCTTGTACAAGCATATCATTAAAGTTGTAAACACCTTCGATACCATCATCAAATAATTTATTAACTTTTTTAACTTGATTGGCTACTGTATCCCAATCTTTAGCATTATCAATAAATTTTTGTCCTAATAGTTCTTCCGCTCCTGCCCAAGCTGCAATAGAACCACCACCAGCATTATTTTTATCATCTAATACTGTTTCTGCAATAGAACGATATCCTTCAGCAGCAGTATAATAATCTCCACCTTCAATAGCTTTGTCAAAACGCTCTTTCGCGCTGCGTGCTTCAGCAAATTTACCCGAAAGAACATTTAAAGCCTCTCCTAAGCTCAGGGCTCCTTCAGTTGCATAATTACGTAATGCATTGGCCTGAACAATACATTGCTCTGCAAACGCTTGCCCTGCTATAGTAGAAGTATCTTGTGCCTCTGCTAATTTTTCTAATGCAACGGCCGAATTTTCAATTTGAGTTTGATAATTTTCAATAGCATTAGTTCGACCAATATTGTCAAGATATGTTTTTTGAATACCTTGAGCTTCAGTCATTATTTTATTATATTCAGATGTTTCACCTGCTAATTTTTTCCATTCAGTAGAATAATCTTTTAATGCACTTTGAAATTTGCTAGCATCCCATCCTTCTGAAAGGCCTTGTAACATTATAGAATTAAAGCCTTCATTAAAATTAGAACCAAATTCTTCACCCAATCCAATTCCAACAGCATCAATACCTTGAGTACCCATCCACATCTGCATAGCATCAATAATTGGTTGACCTTCAGTCATTACCTCATCAATAGCTACACCAGCAGATGTAAAAGCATCTATATATCCCTGTTTTACTTTATCATCTAGTTTTCCATTCTCTTCTTCAATCAATCCAATAACATCATTATAATGCTTCGAAAGCCATTGCATTTGATCGGTTGATACGGTTTCTAAACTAGATAAATTCCAATTAGTTAATTGATTAACTGCAGCTAATAAATTTTTATCTTTTAATTTACCTATATTTTGTTTTTCATTTCGAAAAGCACTAGAAACTTCACCACTCTCTTCTCTAGATTTGCCTAGTGTTTTAGATTTATTATCTTTATATGCATCACTGGTTTTATATTCTTTAATAAGTTTATTAACTGAAGCACTAGAAGTATATAATTCCAGTTCAGCTTGTCTCTCTTTTTCTAATTTATTAATAACCTCATCAATTGCCGCGCCTTTTCTAATTATAGCTTCTCCTTCGGCATTATAACCAGCAATTAACGAAGGTGATAAGTCCTTTAATTCTCTACTAATGCTTAAATATTCATCATATTCTTCAGTAGATAAACTAATATTATGCCCAAATTCATCAACACCTTTAGCTAATTCATTAAATCTATCTTTATAACTATTTAATGAATTAATTGTCTCACCCGCTTTAGTAAAGTTTTCTTCAAAACTTTCTCTAACTTTTTCTCCAGCTTCTTGAGCGCGTTTTTCAACACCATTAATAATACCTTTGACTACCGCAAAAGCAGCAATAATTGCTGTTGCTGCTGCAATATATGGATGGGCTAAAAATACTGCTTTAGCACCACCTAATAATCCTTTACCCGCAACAAGTGCTTGAATTTCTGCAAAAGCTGGACCCAATCCAGTTATAATCATTCCTAAACTAGAAATTTTATAACCTAAATCGGTAACCATTCCACCAATTATATCAAAACCAGCACTAGAAAGTTGTGTACCAAGTTGTGCTACCGCTTGACCTGCCATCATCGCCTTAGAGCCTATCGTAGCAAATTTTTGAGCTAATAATGCACCTTGCGGAATAGTTGCTCCAAATACTTCTTCTAATTTTTTAGTTGCATAAGCTTGTTTTTCAGTAGTTGCTGCAGCTTTTGCTGCCATTTGTTCAGCTTCTGCATTAGTATAATCATTACCACTTTCTAAATATTGTTGTTTTAGCTTAGCTGCAACTCCGGCCTCATCATAACCGCTATATAAAATTTCTTCTGCGGCTTTAGCATAATCGTCTCCCATAGAAGACATAGCGCGTTTAAAATTTTCTGGAGTTCCAAAAATTTTTAAAGCTTGTTGTGTATCAATAGTTTTATTAGATAATTGTTTATTAATCTCTTTAGTAAAAGTACTAGTTAAATCTTCTGCACTACTAGAAATATCTTTTGCTTTAAAGCTAATACCATTTTTTAAAGCCATCGATATTGCCGGAGTTTGTTGTAGCGCAGAGCGCTGCTGTCTATCATCTAATGGTGTAATTTTACCATATGCCTTAGCTAAAGATAATACCTGTCCTTCACCAGTTTCTTGGATAAGAGATTGTAAGCGTTGATAACTACCCTTAAAAGCATTAAAATTAGCTGGACCATTCTGTTGTTGACCATTTACTGGTTGTTTAGTAATAGCTGCTTGTAACTGATGTATTGCTTTAACAATAGGGTCTGAAATAGCTTTAGGATTATTATTAATTGCACCACCTTTAAACCCAGTTTTAAAACTAGAGGTAGGATCAAACATGCCAGCTATTCCACCAATACCTCTATTAATTAATTTTCCGGCCAAGCTTAAACCTTTAAAAGCAGTAAATAAAGATAAAAATGATTTAATACCTTTGGCTTTACCGCCAAAACTTAAAACATCTACTACTTTATTAAAAACATCAAGAATTTTTGTACTAGCATCAACAATTGTTTTAGTCCAAGAATCATTCATAATGCCCATCAAAAATTCATTCCAGGCATTTTTTAATTTATTTAATTTGGCTTCCAATGATTCCATTGTTTTACCAAATTGTTCACTACTTGCACCAGCACTATTATTAGCATAGTCCATTAATTGCATTGTACGTTCATAATTGCTCATCATAGCAATAAAACGCGATTGTTGTCTAGAACCTGCCGCGGTGGTTGCTACATAACGTTGTTGAGTTTGAGATAAACTATCCCATCTTTTAGAAATATCAAGAAAAACTTTGTCTAAATCTCTAAATTGTCCATTGGCATCCTTTAAAGAAACTCCAATAGATTTTAATGCAGTATCTACCTTATTATAATCTACTTCTTCTCCATCAACCTCTGTAATTTCTAATGGATTCTTTTTTAACTCGGTAAAGCGCGCAACAATTGTTTTCATCGCAGTACCTAAATTTTCTGCTGGCTCTCTTGTTGTTTCAATTGCTTGAGCCAAGAACGCTGCGGTACCTTCAAAACTCATTCCGGCTGACGCCGCAATTGAAGCTGTACGTTGCATAGCAGTACCAAGTTCTTTAGTATTAGAAGCTGTTTTAGCCGCTAAATTTGAATATACATCATTAATTCTTTGGGCAGAAGCTTCATTAATTTCCATATTAAAACCACGAAGCGCAGCGGTCATTTTGTCTGTGGCATCTGCCGCGTCTAATCCACCAATACGAGCCATTTTCATGGTCTCATTGGCAATACTCATTGCTGCTTCAGTTTTTAAACCTTGTTGATAGTATAAAGTGGTAGCTTCATACATATCCTTAACAGTTGCTCCTAAAGCATTTGCATTAGCAGTATATTCAGGCAATTTTGCCCACATATCACCAACACTATAATCAGTAACAACTGCAGTTTTCGTCATTGCCGCATCAAGTTCTTTAACTACGTCAACTGCTTCACGAATTCCTCTTTTAAGAAGATTAATCATATTTCTTAAACTAAAGAAATACTGTGTAGATTGTTTTAATTGTTCTACTTGATTTTTAGCACTTAAAATACCGTTCGCAGCATCATCAGCGGCATGCTTTATTTGATTAAATGCTTGAGGAACCTGTTCTGCTTTATTACTTAAATCTTTAGTAGCATCTTTTGCACGTTCAATTGCTTGAGGTTTAAAATTATCTATAGCTCTAGCTGCAGCTTCTTCTTTATCTTTTAATCCTTTAACTGCTTCTCCCGCAGCACCAGCCTTTTCTTTTAATTCATCAATTCTAGCATTAATTTTAGCAATAGAACCATCAATATCACTAGATGATAAACCGTCTAATCCTAATGCTTTACCAATACTAACTAATGTAGTACCTTTATAACTATTTAATTTACCTTTAATTTCGTCTAAAGTATTATTAAATTTATCTAATTCTTGACGCTCTAAAGCAACTTCAGCTTTATTAACTAACCCTTGAACAGTCTTTGCTCGTCCGGTTCCTGCGGCAAACTTTTCTAACGCAGCGGACAATCCATTAGCTTCTATATTTTGGTTAAAAGTATCTTGAATTTGTTTTTTAATATTTTTTAAATTATCTTCCAATGTTTTTAATTTAGTAGCATCTTCTACTTTTAAAACCATTGGTGTATCATTAACTTCTTGAATACCTTTAACAATATTATTTAATGAATCCTGTATTTCTGCACCAGTTTTAGCTAAATTTTTCGCATCAGTTTTAGTACTAACACCTTTAGATAATTGAGACTGATATTTGTCAACTAATTTATTAACCTTTTCAAATTCTTTAGTTAAATCATCAGCAATTTTAGTCGGAATTCGAAGATTTTTAAAACCATTCTGCATACCTTGAATACCAGACAATACTTTATCAATATTTATACTGGCATCTAAGGTTACTCCAACTCTTTGGTCTGCCATTTGCTTATCCTCCTAAATTCTTCCAATAAAAAATGACGTTAATTAAAAATTAACGCCATTCGGAATCTCTATCTATATCCTCATCCAAAAAATATATCTCTAAGGCTTTTGAGTGTTTTCGCTCCCCAGTTGATAAAGCCGTTCCTTTAAACTTCCCTACCATTGGTTGAGCGTTTTGACCTAAAGTGAGATTAAAATCTGACGTAATTTTTAATTTCGGAATATAGATAATTGCAGTATGAGTTTGACCAGTTATATCATCTTTAATTCTCGATCTACCCTCTAAAGTTAAAAATCCATCAAAGATTTCTTCACCAATTAACTCAACGTCTGCTCCATTATCATATCCATATTCATAATCTACAATAACATCCTTATAGATTAAGGGAGTTTGAATGGTCTGTTCATCGACCATTGATAAATCCGTCAGCTTCTCACCGGTTTCTTTATTATAAACAAAAATCCACGAATCTATAGGTACGTGGGTTAATGTAATTTTCCCTTCGTCATCGGTCTCAAGTTCATCGCGCTGCGCAATTCGAATTATACTATTCTCTCCAATGGAAAGCATTCGCGCATTATTCATAAGACCTAATTGTGTTTTTGAAAATACACCTTGTGTGAAAATTAAATCTACTCCCTCAGTCCTATCCCAAATTACCAACTTTCTATTCTGATAACCACCTTGTGCAGCTACTTCACGATTAATTTCTTGAAAGTTTGCAATTTGAATTTTATCAAATGCGGCAACAACTTCACCAACCGCATAAGTTCTACCTTTTATCTCTATAGGATAAGTGGATTTTAACTGCACAAAGTACAGCTCTTGCATACCAAATTCGTTATCCATTGAAGTCTCCTAAAATAAAATGGGGAGAGACGTCGCCGCCTCTCCACCATTAATATGCTTTATTGAATTATTCCCATTCAACATTCGGGTTGTTCTGAGATGTGCCAGAAATATTCATATTAGTTACATAAGTATCATGCTTTGCGCTAGCTTCAAACTCATCAAGAACAGAGGCAACGCCCTTATTCTTCAGACCAGAAGCATCACTAGAACTACCAATATTGTATTTAACCAGCTTAACCATTGAACCACTTTCAGATTTCAGACACTGTACTGTCATTGAGAACGTAGCAGGATCACCATCAGCCTCCATTGTCAGACTAACATCCTCTGCAGAAACTTTTCCCTTTGGAATGATAAACTGCAGGAACTCATCCTTACCAGAAGCAACGTTTCTAGCATATGTATCACCAGTGATATAATAAGTGTTCGAATTAAACTCTGCACCAATATCAATAGTAACTCCACCGCTAATAACGCCATTACCAGTATCTCTAGTTACAGGACTAGAAGTACAATCAAGTAAATCAAATGTAATAAATTCAACTGTTTGTTCAGTATCTGCAGCAGGATTACCAGCTTGAACCTTACCTGTAGCCCAATTAACACTTGCACGATCAACTGGAACTGGTTCAGAAACTTCTGAAATAGTACCACTATCATTCTTTTGATAACTAAAAGCAGTTACAAGAGTCTTAGCAATATATAACTTATTACCATTAATATCAAAAGTTAAATAAGCCTTGTCAGAACTATTTGCTGTGGAAGCCTCCATAATTTGTGCTGGGTCAAAACGTAAAGTCTTTAAAACTTCTTGCTTATCTCCATAAACCTTCATATCGCCACCGAACATAATGCCAAGGGACTTAGCACTATATACAGCATCTTCCATCTCAATAGTAAGCTCTTTGTTAGTATCCCAAGACAGAATCTTAACATTACCCTTACCACCTCTAGCATCAACTACTTCAGAGCTTTGGCTCAGAGTAGAAGTTTTCAGAGTATCAAGATAAAGAACTGGAGCAGAAGGTGCGCCCTTTGAGTCTAACTCATAGAACATAACATCAGCGACTTCTTTAATAGCATATTTATCAAGAATAATTGCCATATTAAATAGCCTCCTATAATTCTTCTTTGTCTATGTTTTTTATCCAATATTTTGGTTTTACTTTTTTACTATCCGCGCCAGCAAGAAGTGCTCGAATATCAATATCATATTCTTCTTTTTGCTGTTCCATGGCTATTAACCAATGAACGCACGCATAGCTTATCTCTCCAATATTAAGTGGATTTAAACCAATTCCCATACAACAAATTGCCGTCAAAAGCGTTCCTAAAGTAGGAGCATTTTTAGCTTTTTTCTTTTTAAGTAATTCTTCGCTTTGCTTTACTTTCATTTTATATCGTTTAATGCGCGGGTCCAGGTTTTCTTCCTCTGGGTCTAGAGGTTTTACATCTTCAATACCCATCACCTTACGAATTACATTCTGAAATTCAAAGTAATTTTCCGCGGTTAACAACCTTGGATTTTCTAAATCCACGTTAGGGTCAATTTCATCCTCACTTTTACCAATTAACAACATTTCAATTTCTGGAACTATTGTCACCGGTTCATGTACAAATTGTCTAAAAGCATCTTCAATTTTTTCTTTTAATTCATCACTTTGATAGTAATTAATTAGTAAATAATGGAATGGTGTAGGAACCTGCATCACACTTTCATCTTGGAGAAACGCTTTATCTAATTCCTCTTGTGTCATTGTAAATAATGATTGATAGATTCCAAAATCCGGATTACCCACCACATCATTTACTGTAGGGGGATATACCTTACATATTCCTTTAAAATCAATCGGAAAACCAAGTAGTATTTTCTCATCAATCATATGAAGTCAGCACGAAAGTCTGTTCATAGGCAGAAATTTCCTCAGTTAAAAAGTTTAAACTGAAGTCTCCACCAGTCATCTTTCCGAGTCCCTCAATTTTCTTACCATTTAAGGACTTCTGAACTTCCCCCATAATCGCAAAAGGTCTTAAATTAGTATCTTTTATAATCCATTGAGTCATTGGAACAAATACTTCGACACTTATATTTACTGATTTAAACTCATTGTTTGATGCTAATCCACGCGCTCGCGCGATTCTGACGGCAATCAGTGAATGAGCTGTTTCTTTTGGGCCGACACGCGGCACAATTTTAACTAATTTCTCAAATATCTCATTCTGTATCTGTTCTTGAGTTAAATCTGGATGACTCAATGGGTCTTTATCGGTATAATATAATAGCTTTAACAAATTTTGATTAGCTAAAAGTCTTTTAATTATATATTGTGCATTTACACCAATATCTGAACAATTTCTTACATTCATGGTTCATTTACCTCCTGTGGTATAGTAACATCTAAACCTTGATTCAGCCAGAAAAACTCATCAGCCGTATTGGCCGCGGTCTGGGCTGGCGGAGGCGTAAGGTCGCGCAGATATTGCGGGTCAACAGACACAAACTCAACTCCAGGGGTTGACTGTATATCATAACCTGTCACAACATAGGCCTCAGTAAGTGGACCTTGTGAGACTTCTAAATAATCATCTTTTCTAATGTTTTCGTTCAGTGGTATAATAAAGAAGCTTAATTTAAGATTTTCTGTATATAAAACCTTACTTCTACTTCTAGACTTTAACTCGTCCTTTAACATATTATCTTCTTGACCATAGAAGTATGCCCAAGTACTACATTGCTCACCCTGTCTATTCTTCCATTGTAAGTAATGAGTCATTTTTAAAACAATATATCTATTATATCCACTAGCCTTTATATTTTCTAAATAATAAATAAGCCAAGGGCATAGTATATTATCCTTATCTGGTATCCAAAGAATAGTTCCATTTGGCATGTCTAAATGTACGTCAGTAAGTAAATACTGCATTGTTTTTGTTTCGTTTTGACGCAGCGGCACAAGTTCACCTTCACGCATTATACCTTCATAATCAAACTCTACATAATAAACTGATTTAGCTAATTGCCTTCTGAAGTTTTCTTCTCTTTGCCCTTGGATGCGAGATTGGAAATCAACTCCATAATGATTTAACCTCTTTAAATATACATCCTCATAGTATCCCATCTTCTCCTCCTGTTTGTTTAGAAAGTAAAGACATACAATCAAAGATTGTACTTCTAAAATACTCATAACGTAAATATCTTAAAGAGGAAATTTTATGAAATAGAGTATAATAGTTAATTGTTCTTTCATCAACGTCAAACCCTAAAAGTTCAATAATAATTGAATCCAGAAACTTTTCCCACTCTCTTCCTTTCTCGTATTCACAGAGTAATCCGAACAGTTTATTTTTTAAGCTATTCGCATACCCCTCATCCATACCAGGAACATATTTCATTTTAATCTCCCGCCAATTGACTATAAGTAAATGGTCGTCCCTTGCGCGAGCGATAATAAATGCGCTCTAATTTAAGAGCTTTATATTCCTCTCTTTCAAGTAATTGTTTGAGCTTATCTATTAAATTGGCTTGAGAGAAATCTCTCTCAACATATAAAGGCTTAACATTTTCCCATGTGAGAATTGTCCTATTAAGCCACTCACATTTCATATAAGTTGCAAGAATTTGAATTTCTTCGTTTGCAAAGTTTTCATCAACGAATACATCGTCTACAATTTCTAAACTAACCCTTGGAAACTTGAAATAAGGAATCGCCGCATCCAATAAGGAACGCCAATCTTGTTCTCTTTCTTCATCCGTCCAGTTTAGCCATTCGTCTTCTAACATTTTAGATAGAAACGCATCATATATATCATAAACTGAAACCATCTTTTACCTCTTATTACTTAACTTCTTCTTGGTCCGCCTTATTTAACTGAATAGTAGCAATAATATCAATACCAATCATTTTCTTAATAATTTCAGCCTTATCAAAGTTAATAATCTCATTTTGAATAGCATACTGCGCTAATTCTCTAACCTGCTCAATAGGTAACTCATGAAGCTTTTCCTTAAACTCTGCGGTTGGCATTACTGTTAAATAACGCTTTCTTTGCTGATCATTTAAGATAATGATATTGACTGGCTCTTTGGCGTCTTCTGGCTCTAAACCAAGATACTTTTTCACTTCCATATCTTCAATACCAAGAGTGCCATCTCTAAAAAGTGCTTCTACTCCTGGATTATACATAGCTTCCTCAAGTTGTTCAAGAGGAATTGTTTTTACCGCACCCTTCTTCTCCCATACTCTGCGGAGACTTAATTCTGGGACAACGATATTAACCCTACTAGAAATTAAATTCTCAACTTTAACCTTTGTTTCCATTATATTACTCCTTTTAACTCCTAAAATAATAAATAAGGGAGGGGACGAACCCCTCCCCTTTAACTAGCCATTAAATATAAGCAAACTCCTCAGCATATGTCTGCGGAATACCACTGTTCTTGTAGATACCCCAGTTGTGATATGTAAGAATAGCAGTACCGAGTTTCTTATAAGTATGAATCTCCATAGACTGGTCTCTATTAACGAAGTCATACATCTGAGTTTGTCCCTCAAATACAACCTTAACAACCTTTTCACCGCCTGTAGGCAGAACGTAAGCGAGTTGTGGGTCAATCCAAGTTCTATTGTTGTTCTCATCAATGAATGACTGAGGAATCTGAACAATCGGAGTTCCTCTGAACAGGTTAATATATCCAGTGTTGTGGATTGCATCGATGTCTTGCGGATGATATACGCCATAAGCGCCGTTAGCAGGCATCGGAGCAATCTCATCAGCTCCCATAGCAGCAACGAACTCAGGCGGTGCAAAAATAACGGCGCCAGAACCGTATGCTCTTACTGTGGAGATGAGCTTCATCATTTCAGCGCCATCAAATGTAGCACCAGTAGCTCTGTTATTTGCAGGAACGCCAGCCTTACCATAAGCAGCGCGCAGAGCCTTCTGAACTTCCTGATATACAGCATCAGTCTGAGCCTCAACGAGCAGGCTAACAAGATCAGCCATGTTCTCAGCACCATCAAGCATTCTTTCGAAGTCGATTGTGCAAGCTCCACCAATTGCATGTGCAGAAACTTCAAAATATCCATGGTCGAGTCTGAATGTCTCATATACACCAGAAAGACCAACTTGTGTAAGGAACTTTCTTGCTCTAGTTCTTCCCAGTCTTGTTCTGAACAGAGCCTTTTGTCCTTGACCAACTTGCTGAACATCAGCAAAAACGCCAACAGCGTCAATAACCTTCTTCGGAACTACTTCATCAGCAGCCTGAATAATGATTTCATAAATGTCATATCTGTTCTTCATGAACTGATTGACAGAACCAGCCATTTCTCTCAGACCCTCAACGAGAGCGTCTTGGACGTTCTCCATAGAGTAGTTAGCTGGAGCCTCGTTCTTAGCCGCACAAAGGGCTAACTCTTTCATTTCCTTAATAGTCATTTCGTTGCCCTCCTTAATTATGCTTCAAGAACCTGGAACTTAATTCCAAACTGACCATCTGGCATTGTTGTTCCTTCAACAACCTTCAGAACTGGGCCAGCACTAGGTTTAGTAGTATCAATTACAATTGCACCCGAATCACTAATTCCACCATACAGCGGAGTAGTTCCGATGGCGGCAACAGCCGTCTTCAGTGCAGCATCGTCAGCAAAATCACCACTGTCATAACCAACACAGTTAGTTGTGAACAGCTCGCCAGCCGAAAGGAATCCAAGTCTTGGATAGAAACTACCAAGCTCAAGCTTGAAATCCTTCAGAGCGTTCGCTCTCTCATCATACATATGCTCAGCAGTGTAGTTGAGAGCAACCGGGCAATTAGCAACTACAGCGCTCTTCGGCAGCTTAATCTTTCTATTGATTCTATCTACCGCGAGCAGCATGCCGTTCTCAGCCGGAATCGAAGCGAAATCAGTGTCATCAAGAGCGCACTGAGCTTCAACGCGTCCATCTCTACGGAAGGCTACTTGATTCAGCTCTAATTGACCAAAACCGTCAATTACTAATCTTTGAAAAGCCATAATAAATCCTCCGTTTTATTACTTCTTCTTATTTTTTTGTCTTTCTAAGATAGCCTCGATTCCTGTCAGATGTAGTTCATCCTTTGGAACAAATCCCGAGTTATCTTCATTGGTAAAAATTGTCGACTTAGTTTGAACCAGAACGAAAGCAAGTTCCTTATCTAACTCTTCTTTAGTGAACTCATCGACTCTTTCTCTGAACTTGTCAATTTCTTCTGCATCTAAAAGAACGGCATACTTGTCAAATACAGCTTCCTTTTCTTTTAATTCAGTTTCAGCCTTGAAGTTATTTAAACTTTCATTTTCAGCGGTAAGAGTGTTGATAGTTTCTAAAGCAGTAGTATAATTACTATTAGCTTCCTCTAATTCATTCTCAAGTCTTTCTTTATCCTGCTGTAAAGTCGCAATTGTAGTATCATTCTCTTCTTTTTTGGAGTTGAACTCTTCTACTTCTGTCTGTAAGCCAGTTACGACTTCATCAATCTTCTCATAAGTGTTGTTATTCATAGCATGAAGAATATCAAGTGCATGCTTTTCTTCCTCATTTACATCTATAATATAGCAAACTTCCATTTTATCAATGGAGAGAGAATCAGTTTCATCAATTTTGGTATAGTATGCTCTCTCATAAGCACCAGTTTCAAATTTGAAGACAACAGCATATTCATCATAGACGTCGCAAACTGCATAGTCCATAATATATTCATTCTCTTCATTGAATCTAGGGTTTAACAGAGACCAAAGCATATTATACTTCTGATTGTCAGAAAGCTTAAAATTCATATGTTTTTCTCCTCCCAAGTTTTGCTTTTGAAATATATCTGAATTTTCTAAATCGGTCATCAATGTCTTAACTGAATCTACCAAAGTATAAAAGGCAGCACCCTCAAAGCAAGGCTCATAGTCTTCTCCTAAGGCTTGTAAGCCCAGGAAACGTCCCTCAGTAAAAACAAAAAATCTTTTACCATTTATAAACTGCCACTCACCTTCAATAGAATCTGCATAGAGTTCCATTGACTGTGACTTTTGGATTATGTCAAAAGCTTCTTGTTTATAAAGTCCCGTAAAGAGATATACGTCTGTGCAAGCGTATGTTCTCTCTACTCCATCAGTATCAAGATGGGATTCCCAAGCAAAGTTTGGATTCTCTGGAACAATACCATAAATACGTCCTTCGTACCTTTCTCTGCCGTGGTCTGTGAAGTCATCTTTCATTGTGTCATAGATGCCCTTAACTGGCACATATGGCAGCGTTGAAACTAACTTGTTCGCAAACTCTTCTGTAATGTACGTTCCATTTCTGTTCGCGCCAGTATAGAAGATGCGACATCTTGCTTTTGATAAGACTTCGTTATAATCAGTAATATCACCATAAATAGAAAGAGAAAAAGTTGTTAATTTATCTTTTTCTTTATCCATTAGTTAGAACCTCCACGGTCTAATGATTCCTCATTAGCAACTGTTTTTGCACTTTTATCTTGTGCATCTTTCGCAGGACGTCCTACGTTTCCTGTTTCTGTGTATGATGTACTCAGCGGCAAAAGCTTTTCTTTTAACTTCAATACATCGTTTTCAAGGTCTTTTACATTGCTCAGTTCACGCTGTGATAAATCCATAGCGAGCGCCGGCAGTAAGAAACTATAACCAGAATTGGCGAGCTTGAGAGCTTCCTCCACATACTCTTTCTGATTATAAAACGATACTGGTAAAATTTTGTAAGTAAAACTGATATTAGCATTACCATACTTATCATTTATAATTGAAGTTATAAGTCTGGCCATCTTGCGCGCAAGCACCATCATCAAAGCCATATCGTTAGTAATTGAAGTAGCTAACGATAAATTAGAATCTGTGCCAAAGAGTTGACTACTTGAACCAGCTTCGGCATAAATATTTGTAAGAGCCTTATCAACAGAATTAAGTGAATTATCATTCGCAGTTTTCGATACAATTGCATCGACATCCGCATAAGTAGTTAACACGCTAAGATTTTCATTCTTCTTCATCATGTCAACCGCGCCTTTATGCATTTCAACTGCTTCTTCAGGCTCAAACAATAATCCTCCATCTGTTAGATGTGGAATATGTTGAACAAGAATCTTCCTAATTTCTTCAAGGTCTCTTTCCTTATTTATATCCTTGGCATCTTCATATTCTAACTCTGCAGCAATAATATTTAAAAATACTGGCCTTTCGTCAATCAATGACATACAAATCCCTACACTAGTAGAAATATAACACCATGGACTTTTCACTTTTCTTGTTTTCCAGCGTTTATACCAGTTTACCACATTAGCAGGATAAGCCGCCAATGCTTTCTTCCGGTACTCCCCATCGTGTATAGTGTCAAAATACGTAACATTAAATTCAATTATATCATTACCTTCTTTATCCTTAAAGCGTGAACGACAATAAAAAATAGGTAAATCTAATATAGAAATTGACTTGTCTGTCACCTCTTG